TAAGGTGTTGATGAAGTCTTTTCTTAGGAGACCTGCTTGCCCATCTATTCTTTTGTTTTTCTTTAGTGCAAGGTATGCAACTGTACTGGCTTTTCCAGTAATCTTGCAATGGTTTAGATTCTTTACAGGTAGGACAAGTTTTCATTTTTTCTTTCTTGAAGCCCAAGCCGAATCTACTAAGTTAGGATAGGGACGACCTGCTGCCTTTGCTCGCTTCTTAGCGGCAGACTTTTGTGCAGGTGTTAACTTCTTAGATTTCTTTTTTGGATTTTCTTTATCCCAGAATGCTTTCTTCTTCACCACTTCACCTTATCTGCCCAGTACGCTGCAGACATCTTGCCTTTAGCAATGTTCTTTGCGTGACGAGCCTTGAAGGAAGCCTGACGCTTAGTTGGTTTTCTATCACCAGTAACGCCTTGCTGTCCGAAACGGATTGTCTTTACTTGACTGCCTTCTTTAGCCACAACTACGTGTGACTTCTTCGGGTGACTAGGAGTTCTCTTTGGTTTATTAAACCCAGATACTCCAGCCCTAGCGAGCCTTGGATCCTTCTTGCTTGCCATACTCTCCGTACTTTCCTAAGACTGCTCTGATAGTTCCGTTCTTATTAAGACGGACTACTAGCCCATTCTTAATCTGAACTTTATTGAAACCTCTGTGGGTTTTATATTGACCTGAAGACATTACTTCTTTTTCTTCTTAGCCATTCCTGCTTCGCTCATAGCGATAGCGACGGCTTGCTTGCGGGACTTAACTACTGGCCCCTTCTTGGAACCTGAACGTAGTTCGCCCTTCTTGAACTCACGCATTACCTTAGCGACTTTTTTCTTGCCGTTTTTCTTCTTCACTTGTCTAGGTATCTTCCTGGGTTCTTGTTCTTTGACTTGAGTGGCTTCTGTTTCATAATGGCCTTGTCAAGAGCGTTCATCTTCTTAGGCTTACCAGGCATCTTTGCTGGCTTTGTAGAACCCTTCTGTGCCTGCTTCATTGCCTTCTTTAGTTCTGCTTCGGTTACACCTAGCAGTTTTGCCATTTTCTTAGGAGATACTCCGAATCCTTCATTCATTGCATTTGGCATAGTTATTTCCCTTGCTTTGGTGCTGGCTTACCCATTGCGCCCTTCATCAAGGACTCGTAGGTCATAAATGGCTTGTCATTTGTATCTGGTGGCCAAGGAGTGTATTCATTCTCCTCTGGCACAAACTTGTTACCGTATTCGTTTGGGTAGTTTCCTGGCATTTTAGTTCTCCTTGAACTTCATAGTGTTTCCATCGAAAGCCTTACCAGCCTCGTTGGAAAGCATCATTGCTGCATCTATATCTTTTTTCTTGGTTGATATTGGCTCTACCCCTTGGCGTACTGCCGAGTAGTACGAATCCAATTCTGAATCCCACTTCTTTTCTTTGTCCTTATCCCAGCCTTGCCTGGTAGGGAAGCACCCTGCAAAACTAAAGTTTGCTGATTGCAAGCAATCTGAATAGGACTCGTGATCTTGTGTCTTGCAACCTGAACGACAATTTGGATTACTCATATTTGTGTTACGTAACTCCCATATCCAGCGTCAATAAATATCTGTGCTTCTGAATCAGATATCTCATATTCGTGACCGCCAAGATAATACGAATCTGCAGCGGCTAGGTCATCCTGACTCGGAGTACGTTGGGTTGTAACTGTTGTTCCATTGACAAGGAATGTGATTCCTCTAGGAACATCAGTGAGGAAGGGGTTTACAGTTCCAGTTATAGAACCGCCCTGAATAGGTCTACCAGCAAGACGTGAGTATGGGGTAAAGTTGTAATAATCAGAACCCCAAGTTTCCCAAGTCCAAGTTGTAGTAAGCCTATAGGTCATATCTTCCTTTCAGAATTGACTCACCACTAGGCAGGGTTTCCCCTGCCCAGCAGTCAATCAACTACTAGTTGATGGATGTTGCAGTCTCAATGCGGTATAGAGCCGCTTCACGAAGACGTGCGAAACCACCGAAGTAGTACCAACCGATGGTGCGGAAACGACGGAGTGCGTCAATTTCTGGACCGATAACGGTTGAGATATCTTGTACGGTTGCTTCAGCAAGTGCTTCACGACCAGCAACGACTGCCTTGTAGACAGTGACGGCTGGTGACTGAGTATTTGCTGCAGATGGAACACGAGGTGTTTCCACAATGAATGCACCTTCAAGAACGCCGACGGCACCAGCCACGAATGGTGTGCGATCTACGTACTTGGTCAAATCCTGGAATCCACCAGTACCGGACTCGGCGCGGAGGTCAGCAGACTGACGTGGGTGTAGGTAGGCAGCATAGAGTTCGCCAATGCGAGGAACTGCCTTATTGCTGCGAAGTTGAACAACAGCCTCACGGATGTTTGCAGCGGTGATGGTACCTGAAGAGGTAATTGAGTTGGTACCTGTTGCGTTGCCACCGTAGATTACGTTTGTTCCGGTTGAGCCGGTCAAAACAGATGCTACAACAGTGTCGATAGAATCGGCTGCGTTGTAAGCAATGATGTCAGCAAGTGCTGCATCTACGTCGTTGAACGATGTGAGGTTCAACTTCTTGGTGGTTGTTACGGCATTGCCGTACTCGTTGAGTGTAACTGTAACCTGTGATGGGTTACCAAGAGCAATGGAGTCAACGTCAGATGTTTCAGTCAAAGTACCGGTTGCGGTGCTTAGATCTGAGTAGATGGAGAATACAACTGACGAACCTGGCATTGCCTGTTGCACCGGCTTGACATCTGCAAGCGCTCTCATCACTGGGATGGAGCGAAGTGCCATACGGACGTACTGATCGTACGCTGTTTGGACTAGGTTGCTGATTGTCGAAGACGATGTAAGTGTACCTGTTGGAATTGCCACTTAACTTGCCTTTCGATTAGGTTCGGTTAGAGTCCAGACGACCTAATAATTTCATCTAATTCTTCGCGGCTTTGTGCATTTAACAACTTGCGATGAATCTCTGCTTGGAACTCAGGAGTTGCTCCCTGTTCTACAGCATTGGTCATCCGTTGATAAGCAGCAGCCTGCTTAGGATCTACATTAGGTGTTGCCTGGTTCGACTGGCCTTGTACACCGAATACATCGGCATAGTTTTCCAGCCATTTTGATACAGACTCCTCAGTTGGGTCTATATCCTGTGGGATAAATGCAGCAATCTTGCTGTTTACCCCGCGACTAGCGAGGGCGTCTTTGATTGCTCGTTCTCTATTCGCTTTTGCGAGGGATTCATACTGAGCCTTTAGTTCGGCTAGTTCTTTATCCTTTTGCTTTGCGGTTTTACGCAACTGCTTGACGAGATCTCCGCCATCATTTGATGGAGTATCAAAGTCGTCGTCTTCGTAGTCATAGTTGGACATAGGTCCTTCTCCCTTAGTTAGTTGGTTTCGCAGGCCTCGCATTGATCGGGGGAATCAATACGGCTCCTACTTCTGGACTTACTTTCTCTCTGACAGTGCCAGCGTATCTGTCAGCAGGCCTAGAATTGCCCTGCGCGTTCGCGGGCTAGTGCGCCACCAGCGGCTCCGGATGTACCGGAGAACTGTGCGGTTTCAAGTTCGGCAAGTTTACGGCGCTTTGTTCTTGCTTCAGCAGCGCCAGTAATGCCAAAGACTTCTTGTTCTGCAGTCTCTTGGGTGAATGGACCCATTCCCTGCTTTGCGTAAATCTCTCCAAGTTTAGTTGCGCCAGGTAGAACCTCAGCGATGGTGCTAAATCCTTGACGAGCCTGCTCGCCAGTAATTCCAAACCGACCAAGTTCTTCTGCTCTAGCAAGGCCAGTACGTAGTCCTGCCTGCATTGCACCTGCTCCAATTTCAGCAGCAGTTACGCGACGACGAATGTCGGTAAGAGCCTTATCTGGATCAAGGGTGTAAGCCAAGATGTCACCATTGGTGATGTCTGGATAGAACTCACGTAGCGCCTTTGATACTTCTGGGGCTGCATTAAGAACGCGATTCTGTGCAGTCTGGATACGATCTTCCAACTCTGCTGCAGATACATCGTTACCGATAAACTTCTCAAATCCTTGTTGTGCTCCCATTTCACCGCGAGCATAATAGGAAGCAGGTAGACCATAGTTACGCATAATGTTCTGGTATTGGTCTTCTAGTCCAATGTATTCTGCTTCTGATAAAGCGCGAAGGCCCTTGTTGATGCGCTGTGTGTTAGCAGCGAAGCGCTTCTTGTAGGCATCAGTCTCTCGCAAGCGAAGTGTAAACTCTGCTGGAGATAGACCTTCGGTAATAAATCCTTTTAGTGGTTCTACTAATGCGCCTAGACCATACCGCTCAAACTCTGAGAATAGTAACGAGTAGGCAGATTGCCCCTGACGACGCTTTTCTTCCGCTGCAGCCTGTGCTGCCTGTTGTGCGGCAAGCGCATCTGCGGCTGCTTTGTTTCCTTTAGAAATAATAGCCGTTGTGCCATCTGAATAGACACCAATTACATCGCCAGTAGTTTCATCAGTGTAAGTGGAAACTAGAGTTTTACCTCCACCTCCGCCTCCACCGCCTCCTCCTCCGCCGCCTCCGCCGAAGGACTTGATTAGAGTTTCCCTTGTTGGTCTTTCACGCCATTCAAATCCACCACCAGGTAGATTAAATGCGTACCATTCATAGCCAGCCCTTGGTGCTCCTGGGGGAGTTGAGATACTTCCAGCACTACCAGGCTTAGAAACTACTTTGCTTGCAATTCCTAGCGCTTCATTAGTTGCTTGTGCTTCTTGCACTGCCTTTTGTGCATCTACTTGAGCAGGGCTAAGACCGGTCTTGGGGTCACGGATGTAATATGGGTCGTTAATCGTGGAAGACTTAGGGGCAGTTGTCGCCTCTAATTGGCGAAGTCTACGTAATCTATCTCTCTCGTCAACCATTATTACCCCTGGAATCCAAAGTCACGAAGGACTTGTAGTGCAACATTAGAAACTTCTTCACGAGCGTTATCGGTGTACTGCCAGCGAGGATCCTTACGGACTGCTCGCTTGAAATCATAGATAGATGTTTCCTTGTCTGGTCCATAAGCGCTACGAAGTAGCGGGTCATCAAGATTGATTGAATCTGGAGTTACCTCAAGTAACGCAGCCATAGTGTTGCGGTATGGAGAAAAGACGTTTGATAGGTCTAGCCCTTCATCAAGCAACGCTCCTACCTTCTCAGGTAAGCCTAACTTAGCCTGCTGACGGATAAGACGCTTGAAGTCATCAACATCTTCACCACGAGAGATGCGACGTAACCAGTCATCTACTTGGTTTCCGAAGTCTCTATCTAGATTAAAGCCATTGTTACGAGCGGTTGTGCGTAGGTCATCTAGCGCATTGGCTGCAATACCAGCAGCATCCTTAGCACCAACACCACTAATGAGTTCATCAAGGATAACTTCCTCATCGATACCGCGATCGTAGTAATCCTTAACCTTGGCATCGTCAATCTTTATGCCGTATGGTGCAAGTAGTTTGCGTAGGTTTACGGTAAACTTAGTTAGACGCTCTTTATAAAGAGCATCATTTTCAAGCGCTAGTAGGTAGCGGTCTTGAACGTCGGCATCTAACTTAGCCCAGTCACTCTTAAAGTATTCATCCTGAGCCTCGGTAAACTTACCGGCTTTCCATAGTTCAAAGACTCTACGAAGTTGAGCGCCATACTTTGGATCGTTAAGAAGCGCTTCGCCAATACCAAACTTGTCACGGGCAGACTGAGCATTTGCATCAGCCTTAGTGTTGTCGCCAGCAACTGGAGTTGGTGTTACTCCACCATCATCTAGAAGAGGACCGCTTGCTCGTACCATTAGCCCTGCCCTCCCTGACTAAACAACCACTTGGTAAAGTCAACTCGTTCTTTGCGCTCTACATCAACTGGAGCAGCACCGCGAACGGTAGTTTCGATTCTTTCCTGGATACCTTCTTTGGAAAAGCCTGGAGTCTGAACGACCTGCTTTTCCTTCTTGCCAGTTCTTGGGTTTACAACTTCCTTGACGGTAGTTACGGTACCCTTTTGGTACATCTTATTGATACCTTTGACAAGATCGGTGTACCACTCTTCTGCTTTATCAACATCGCTAATGGTGCGACCTAGAACCTTTTGAGCAACAGTGTCAATGTCAGACATAATCTGCTCTTCTGGAACCTGATAAATCTGGCGAGTAGGTAGGGCTGGACCCTTTTTCTTTTGAGTTCCTCTGGAATACCAAGTTAGATATTGTTGAGGTGTAATCTTCTGCTGACCATCTGATGTGGCATACCAGTCAGATGCACCATCTACGGATATCTCCCATAGAGCACGAGCCTGTAAAGGATCGGTTTCAAATCCATTCTTCCTAAGTAGAACAAGCCAAGATGATTGCAACTTTGGATCTGTTAGGTAGCGGCGCTTTGCTTCTGCAGTAGTTTCTACTTTATCTTCAGTTCTTGCAGGAGTAAAGTATTCAACACCAGTAGGGCTAACGGATCTAACTTCTTTTCTATTGACAGTTTTAATATAAACCTTGTTTACTAAAGAACCGTCAGTAGTAGTGGTGGCACTTTTACCACCAAAGAATTCATCTGCTTCGCCTGCCATTACAGCCTCTCTAACAATTTGTCATTCTCTAAGATTCTTGTATAAATCCTATTGAAAGTGACATCTTTATCAATAAGTAATCCCGTAAACTCTGCCCACATAGCCTTGAGGTCGGCATTGTTTTCGTTGTCTATGTTCTTACTTTCGCGCTGGGCGAGTAAATCCATTATGTAATTACGTCCTTTGATATACTCAGACATAGTTTTCATATCGTTTCTGCCTGATAGACGTGGGTCCTTAGCGCTCTTGTCAGCAAACTTAAGGAAGTTCATAACTTTACGAGTATCTATCTGACCACGAACTGAATCCCAGTCTGGGTTTCTCTCGGCAAGATAGGCAATAAAGTCAGCCTTCATTTGCTTTAAGTCTTCAGCGCCTCTGGACTCTAGGCTCTTGAGGCCACGATTGATACGCTCTGCCTCAATTCTGTCCATACCCTTGTTGTATTCAATCCAGCCACGTTCAGCATTAGTTTCCTTGATAGCCTCAAACGGATCCTGCCGACCTCTAAATCTAACAGTAGAGCCAGGGGCAACTGTTTGATCTTGTTGCTTTTGATATACAGTAGGCGAAAATTCACCAGCGTTAGCGTCGCCGACTAAGAACCAACCGTATTCTGGATTTGATGCAATCAAGTCAGATAGTTTCTTGGCTCGCTTATCGGCCTCTACTGTTGCTGCAATACCAGTGTAGTTTTTAGAAAGGCTGGTTGTGAAGTAATAATAATCGTCACCATACTTCTTGTAGAAGTTCTCAGACGCGTTTAGTGGATCTTCCTCACGCATACGACGATACTCGTCAAGCCAGAATTGATATGGGCTTCTGGTCTGAGTAGCGAACGGAAGCATTACGCGAGAAACCACATCTAGCCCTATAGTCCATAGAACTTTATTGTTTATTTCTTTAATCGTAGGAGGGGTATCGCGCTGACCAGTAGCATACTTATGGCTTTCTTCTGCCATAATAAGAACTGTTAGGTTAGAACGTAATTGGCTATTTGAGTCGAATCCTTGCATAGCGCGTCGGAACGCTGCATTCTGGACTAGGAAGTTAGTGATACTGGTATCTTGCGCTCCATAAGGCAATATTTCACGAACAATTCTGTTGGTTTCTTTTTCTGGAAACTCGGTAAGTAACTTAGACAGTGGATACTGTACGAACCATCCAGCACCTGGATTCCACCAAGCATTACCCTGGTAGATAAGGTTTAGAGATGGTTTAGGAATTGAGAAGGGGCGCTCTTCAAAGCGTAACCACTTAGCCCATTCACCAGGAACATTGATGTATGTAATCCCATCGCGCTCCTCAACCATACCATTACGATCTGGAGAATCATAGATAGTCTCTAGTTTGCGGATAACTGATGGGTCATTCAGGATAATACGTCCCCACTTTTGAGCCACATCTGCGAAAGCACCAAAGAACGGGAAAATATAACGAAGTGTTGTTGCTGCCTCTATGCGCTCTGATGTATCGTAAAGAGTACGACGCATCTCTGCTCTAGCCCATTGGCGAGCATTGCTTTCTAGTTTGCGTAGATAATTAGGTGGGATTGAATCGCCAGGATAAGTGTCAATCGCATTCTTAACTAGCGCGTCCATACGCTTGCGGTATAAATCCACAAATAAAGAGTTACGGACTAGAGAAGTTTCTGGCATTTCACCAAAACCTCGATAGAAATTATCAAGAAGATTACCCCACAAGCGCATAGCGGCGCCGCGTCCCATAGCATTAGTGACTTGGGCTGCGTTTACATCTGGGCGACCGGTTACTGGAATATACTTAGCCACATCATCTGCAGTCAAAGAACGCTTAGATGCGATGTTCTTCAACGCTGGTGAGATATATGCAGGGAATAAAGACTCAATATTCTGCATATTGGCTTCAACAAGTTCATCTACATTACGACCAAGGGCTAGGTTTCTAAGAATCTTACGGCCTTCTGGATCTTTAAGCAGGAACATCTTAGCCTTATCCATTACTTCTTCTCTGGTACCTGGACCAAGAAGGATAGATGCAAACTTAGAGGAACGAACCTGGCGATTAACCACACGAAGATAGGAGTCTGCCCAGTTGGGATCGTCACCTTTAATAACTACCCAGTCGCCATTTGTCTCAAATGCGTTGCGTAGTTTCTTGCTAGACTCACTAAAAGCGTTATCCATAAGAGACGCAGCATTAGAAACGAACTTATCTTGGATATATTTAGCCTGAGAAGGTGTAGCACCAAAAGCATCTTCGTAGGTAAATACCTCATCGCCAATCTTTACTTGGCGCAAACCAAGACCGAACTTGTCTTTAATTTTAATCTTGCCATCAAGCATTGCGTCAATCTCTGCAATCTGGCGCTCAATCATTGCTGGGTCGTCTACATTATCAATAGATGCCAGCAACTCAGACTTCTTGGTATTGAGTTTAACACTATCTAGATAATCAATAATTTCGGTAGGCTTTGCACCTTTGAAACGATTGTTAATTACATTCTTTGTACCTACGCCAATGCGGCTCATAATAGCCATTGCGCCTGCAGTATTTGCAACACGCAAAAAACCTTCGGTGACGTTACGGACTGGATAGCCAATACGGGCTAAAACCTCAAACTTAATTAAGGAGTCAATAAATTGAGTAACCTCAGTTGCCCCACGTTGGAAAGCATAGACCTTATCTAGTGGTTCAAAGCGAGAAGCACGAGTTGCCTTAGTTAAAGCGCCATACATAGCGTCAACATCTAGGGTTGGTAATTGCTTTACCAACTGAGCCTCAGTTAAAGGTAGTGGAATTACATAGTTAGTTCCATCAAGACCCTCAATAGGTGTTATCTTGCCACCTACTGGACCACCTGTTACTGGATCGATAGCACCTGTATAGGCTCGCTCGCGGATTAGATTCCTAGCGCGATCTCTAGCACCAGTAAACTTACTTAAAGCAGAGCGAACATCGGCTTGATTCGTAAAACCCATCTGGCGAGCGATGGTTACAAACAACTCATCTTCGATTTCCTGATAAGCCCTGGCTCTAGCAACATCGTCAGTAGCCATAACATACTTCTCAAGTAGTTGATTCTTGCGCTCTACCGTAAATTTAGAACGTTCAATAGCATCTTCGTAAGACTTAATTTGAGAGTTAAGAATCTTTTTCTTAGTCTCATCGGTAATCTTTTCGACATCATCTGTTAGTTGGCGAATCTTGGCTTGGTAAACACCAATCTGCTTGTCAGATACACCACGAACTCGGTTGAGCATATTGTCAACGGTCTGAACTGATTGGTTATCTGTAAAATCAATCCAACCCTTGGGGCGCTTGTAAAAGAAGCCTGACAAAAAGCGAACTGGAACGCTTGCAGCGCCAGCACGTAGGTCAATAAAACTTTTACCAGTCCCTAATATATCTTCTCCACTAGCAAAGTAAGATCGAATCGATGCCATCTTATCAACGCTTGGAATAACATTTGGGTTAAGAATGCTAGAGGTATTTAATTTCTGGAAATTAGCGGCTAGATCTGCCTCATACTGGGCCACAGTTGCAATGTTCTTCTCAAGATTATCGCCCTGGTTTACCAAGTCCATTGTGTATTGGCCTGTGGTCTTATCAATTCCGGCGCCAAAAAACTTAGCACCTACGATTTCATCTTGTAGGTTTGCGATGTCTGCGGCAATGTTTGCATTCGTCTGAAGCAAACGCATTGCTGCATCGGTATCACCCATTGCCCACTGGACAATATCGGTCTTAGCCTGATGTCTAGCGGTAACATCTTCAATCTTGTTGGCCTTAGCCATTAGGTCTGCGAATGCTGCAGGGGCAGCAGATTCACGAATAGACTTGACTCGGATAAGATCAGTGACGTTCATATCATCTGTCTTCTCAACGAAGTCTTGTAGCGTAGCCTTGATACGTTCTGCTCTACGACCAACCTTCTCGCCTGCTAGAACTGCCTTGAGTTCTTGAGTTCCCTCTACTGCAAGTCGAGCAGCGCGGGCTGCTTGATAACCCTTACCAGCGATAATGGTTGGGTCGATAACAAAACGAGCAACTACATCTGTTCCCCAAGATGAGAAACGACCATAGGTCTGCTCACGGAATGCTTCTTCTGCCTGATTCTTGTCGTAGATATTGAAATCATTAGCAGCAAATAACAGATGGTCCTTGATGAACTTCTCTGTCTTGTTTCTAGTTCTGCCCATTGTGGCAGCGTTAAGAGCATCTTCAAAAAGATTTATTGGCTGACCAATTACAGTAGCAATTAACGCTCTACCTGGAGTAATCTCGCGGGCTTTATCCCAAGATTCACGAACAGCCTCTGGTCTAAAGTTGCCCTGGTATAGCGGATTATTTACATCTCTTAGTTGTAGGCCAAAGGTAACTGCTTGCGCTGACAGGTTGTAAGCCTTCTCCATACCAGCAAATAGTTTTCCCCAGAAGCCAGGACCCTTTTCGGTTTCCTTAACTTGCTGTTGGCGATAAAACATATCCTGGGCTTGAGCACGGTCTTGTGGCGGCAACGAGCGACCGAAGTCAGCAGGTGCTGCCAAAGATACGGGCTTGCGAGCATCGCTATTGTACATAGCGTTGAATGCACCCATTGTGTCGAATGCAGATGGATTCTTAGACTTTAACTTGTCAGAATAAATCCTCTGCGCGATTTCTCTATCACTCATAGAAGATTGGCCCTGATTTGCCTAACGTAGTTACGAAACGCCTGAGACGAATCTGGTGATGCTGCTAAAACTTCTAACGCTGGAAGATAAGAAACCATACGAGCCTTATCTTCTTCTGTATCAATGTTGTTGTTAATACCTAAAACTTCTGGACCTGCACCTGGTCCCATTGGAATACCAGTTGTGATTGGCTCATCTGGTCTCTCTGATGGTGCGTATAATGGAGTTACTGGAGCCTGTGCTGCAGCGGCGCGAACATCACTTGCTCTAGCGCCACGAACATCTGGAGTCTTAGCAAGCGGTGCGCCTGACTTAATGGCAGCAGTTTCTACACCTTCACCGTATGCGATTGAACCTAAATCCATATCTGTTCTCTTGGAGAACTTGCCTGGACCGGCAGCACCTGCGAGTGGTCCTCTAGCCATTTGGGTCCTCCATCGTCTCTAAATCTACTGTAAATTGTTCCCAAGCCTGATTTACTTGGTTCTTTCTAATTGCGTTATATGTTGCTAAATCTAAAACTTCTTCTGCAAATACGTGAACTGCGCTCATAATGTTGTGAAACAAACCTGCGAATAAAACAAAGATATCGGCGAGACGAACAGAGCGAGGTATGTAATCTGGTTTCTTATCCACGCTCTGTCCTCTCGTTAGCCTTTACTTAAGCCTTCTTGCCTTTACGTGCCTTGCCAGCATAGCCAAATTCGACTTTGCCTCCTGGCTTCTTCATATCCTTCTTGCCCTCAACTGGCTTTGCCATTGGAGCCTTTGCGCGACCGCCTTTTTTCATTTATCCACCTCCTAGCCTGCAATTTGTGCAAGTAGACTTGCGATGTCGGGACGAGCGCCAGCAGCAGGGGCCGCACCAGCCATCATTTCTGGAGTTGGCTGCGAGGCAGGGGCTGGGGCCATTCCTGCCGCTGGAACTTCTTCGCCCGTCATCGGAACTTCAGGTTGAGGCTCTGGGGCGAATACTTCTTCTACGATGGTCTCTAGTTGCTTACCTTTTTGACGACCCTTGATAACCTCAGCGATTCTTGAAACAATGAGTGAAGGATCTGCGCCTTGTGCTGCCATCGAGGGGATAGCCTGAGCATACTGAGCAACAGCAACGCGAAGAGAATCACGCATCTCTTCAATGTCCACACGTTGTTCTTCTTGAGTAACATTTAACTCCATTGGAATCTCACGGCGTACATAATCACGCGATACAAGTTTGTCGCTTCGCATCTGAAGTAGTGCAATGATTGCACGGTTAGGATCCATACCGGACATAATTCCATAGCGGACATCTACACCATACTCACCGTTAATCTGACGGCTTGGTACATACTTCATATTAAATGGAGTACCATCATCAGTACCCTTGATTTCCTTGGTCATAGAACCAAAGATTCTTTCATCTACCTCAAAGCAAACAGATACAAGTTCGGTAAATAGACGAGCGAACTGTGCTTGTGCTGCACGAATCTGAGTATCAAAGCCAGCCTGTAGCGCTTGTACGCCACGACCGGTAATGATTGAAGCATCTAGATTTCCGCTTCTTGTCTCTGGATAACGAGCGCCGAGTCGTAACTCTCGCTCTAGTACACCAGATTCAGCGAATACGCCAGGAGGAAGTTCTAGCGGTACACGGCGAATCGCCTGTGGATTAGCAGAGCGCATAATCGAATCAGGTCCAAGCGCGAGTTCTTGCACATCTTGTGGAATAGCAATAGGGGCTTGAATCGATTTCTCTGCTGCCTGTATTTGCAGAACTGCAAATCGAGCGCGTGCCAACTGCACCGCTAGAACATCATCAAACTGACCGCGTGCTTCACCGTCAAGAGAGGAACGGACGGCAACGCGTGCTAAACACTTACCAACGGGGTTAGGTAAGTTAGATAAAACTAAGTTGTTACGATCAGGAACATAAATCATATCCTGGTCTTTGTCGTGGTAACGGACCATTGTGATATATGGAGAACCTGATGCGTATTGATTCTTTGCAACAATCTGATTGTAGAACTCTGGATATTGCATTGCTAGAGTCTCTGCATCGGTATTTACTACTTGAGTAAGTGAGATACAGCGACCGAATCTATCAATCTCTGGATAGACTCCAAAAGGATTTAGCAAGCGGATACGAGGATTGTTTGTCTCATAATCCATCTCAACGATAGATGGCAACATACCGTAGGTGTTAAACCAGTCGGCTCCCTGATACATCTGGATTTGTAGTTCAGATGAGGAGACGTAGTAGTTAGCGATTCTAGTTCTAGTATCTGCAGCCTTGCGAGCAGAGTCTGAAACCATATTGGTTGCAGCGCAGTTAAACGATGGCAGTGGTGCCATTGCTTCTGCTAGGTCTCTTGCTGCTACATCAATGAAGTTAGCAACTAGAGGCTTTGGGTATTCCTCAGAGAACATCGCTGGGTACACCTTGGAGATATCTCCTTGGCGCACCGAAAGCACATCGCGCATACGCTGATCGCGGGCAGCGTACTTAGACTGCATACGCGCTACCTTAGCGATAATCTCTTTGGTGTTTAACATTTAATTCCTATCGATTCTTAATTCCGAACATACCGCCAGTACCACCACTAATTTTACCTGTCTTAAGGTTAATAGTGACAGATGAAATAACTTTTTTGTCTTCTAATAAATACTTAAAATTCTTTGGGTCCAAGGCTGCTGCTTCTTTTACGGTTATCTTGCCGTGCCTAACACCATAATCAATGTGAGCAACAGAGGTAGTCTTACCTATTTTGGCAAGTTTTGCAGCCCCAGATTTTTTAAGGGCAGCAGTTGTATCGGTTTTTGGTTTCTTGGCTTTTGCCATTAGATAAACTGCCTCTCTTGTTCTTGTAATAATTGATCGATATTAACGACCATTCTCTTGCCTCGTTCATAGCGAGACAAAAACGGATTTTTTAGATGATGGGCTTGGTGGATTCCAGTGTTGAGCCATTCTCTTGCTTTGATTTCACAGAACCAAAGGGCCATCACCATATCTGTCTTACCCTTAGTCGTTGGTGACCAAGTGATAAGTTGTTCTATTAAAGCCTTTATGTTCTCCGTCTGGTCCGACGGGAGATGGATGAGATTATCTCTATGATGCTTGCCGTCCTGCTGTTTAGTACCAAATAGAGTCGACATCGAAGCAACGCCGAATCCTGCATCCCACTTATTATTTCCGGTGTGATGCTCTCTAAGGACGGTTCCTTTGGATGCGAGGAAATATCTGATTCCTTCATCTTGAGTTAAGAAGGACTGGAACGCATTGCGCTCTACAACCCATTCTGACGGGGTATAGAGGTTGGTCCAATCAATGATGAGTTGTCTAATCTGAGCAGGCGTTGGACGCGTAATCTTGAGAGCATCAACGATATATCTCTTATGAGTAACCCTATCAACAGCATAACAGATAGCGGCAGTGTCACCGACCATTGCAGGATCGAGGCCACAGACAAAAGAAAAGCCATTAAGGTCACGAGGATGTCCTGGGTGTCCAGGGACCAAGCGGCCCGAGCGCCGCATCGCGTCAATGCTACCTTTAACGCAAATCGGGTCAAAGATGGCGTCATCTGAAATATCTTGCTGCTGATAGATAAGCGCCCACGTTGACGCATCCATTGCTTGGCGCTCTGCATAAAGGTGCTTACCGTTCCAACGGGGGTATAAACCTTCTTGCGTTTTATGCTCATCTGTCTGCCCATCGAATGGTTGGTCTGAATAAGGCCATAGTGTAACCCATTTCTCGGGGTCTTCGTTGGTTTCAAGTAAGGCTGGCATAGCCAGATATGTCCAAGGAACCTCGCCACCTGGGTAGCGATCTGGACTTCTAAGTTCTTTGTATAAGTCTACAGCGGCAACTCGGGTACCTACTACGATTAACTTACCGGTAGGGTTAAGACGAGATCTAACATCCTGCTGGAGCCACTTAATCTGCTTTTCAAAGTCATTAGCGTTAGATAAAGTTACTGCGTCATCTACGATAATCATATCTGCACGCTTACCGTAAATCTGACCGCCGATACCTACAGCCTCTAGGTTGGGGTCCTTCTCAGATGACTCGCGGAGTTCATCACCGAAGGTGACGCGGGTAGCCTGCCAGGAGGCAGTCTTAGTATTGAACCCAACCCCAGCGGCGTAAGCCTGCTGTAGTTCTTCGTACATTGGGTGCGTCAGTCGCTGCTTTATAGCATAAAGGAAGTCTGCTGCCAGACGCTGGGTTTGGGAAACTATTAGAACTCTAAAGTTGGGGTTGTTGACTACCTTGTAGGTTACGTAGTCTACGGTGACCGTAATGCTCTTGGCGTGATTCGGTGGGATGTTGACTAGGATGCGGTTATCAGCAACACCCTTTTCGTACTTCATAGATGGGTGGAACCAACCTGGGTCTCTACCTTCTATGACGTCTATCAGATTCTTCTGATGTGGGAAGGTCTCTTGCTTTAGGTACTTAGATCGCCAAGTGACGAAATCTAAACCCTTAGCAGTTTCTTCCGTAAAGTTTTTCTCTACCGACCCTAGCCTAGTTCTATCTGCTAGGGAGCGGAATACTGGGTCTTTAGCACGGTAGTACTCATAGGACTTTAAGGTACGACCGGCAACCTTACAAGCCTGTTCTACGGTCATACCTTCGGCTAGAGCCGAGAGAATTGCCTTCTTGGCTTTCTCAGATTCCTGCTTTTGCTTTGGGGTTGCTCCCACTATAAATTCCTTAATTGGGTAGAAGTATGGATCATTTGTAAAATGATAGAACTATCCCCACTAAAAGCCCCAACTCCCGTATAGAGCAGCGCTGGTTGCAGGACGCGCTGCGACGGACATCCTGAGCCGCGCCTGAAGCGCGGTGCGAAGGATGCGAGGGTAATCGTTAGGGGCCGCCGTAGCGCCAGCGGAGCGGCCCTTAGTGGGAGTAAAACTACGGCTGGTCCGTTTTACTCCCCTACTATATATAAGGCACGAAAAATAGGTGATTTCGCATCTTTGTGATGCGAATCACTTAAATAGGTATATAAATAGGGTAAATAGATCTCGTTTAGGAGAGATATTTTGTTGGGGTCCATACGCGATAGCGCCCCCATTTTTAACAACCTGGGGTCGCCCCCTGGCTATGTGGGGCTATCGCCCCGAAGACCGAAGCGAATCTGACCCGATAGGGGGAGAGAGCGAGGGCGATTCCCCATCGGGCAGTTCTAGCGCCTCCTGCCTTCCCCTTAATTCTTTTATCCTGCCCATTTAATAAACCCAACCAACCAACCCAACCGCCCGCCGAACTAGACCCGCGCTCTCAACTCTCTCGCCCTTAACTAGTTGAATCTTCAACCAACTCTCAACCTGAACTCTAGACTTGCGACACGCCCGAACGCGGGTAAATTTCTTTCACGACACGCCGATTTAGGGTTGCGCAATGGGGTAGAGGCGCGTAGTTTTCGCCTATCGGCAACAATGCCGAAAGAACCGAAAAGGGGTAAAGAAATGACAAGAAAAGACTATGAACTCATAGCCGGAGTGTTTGCCGGTTTCGCTCAAATGG